ACGCTTCGACGGATGACGTCGCGGTTCACATTGACCCGGACGTGCTTGCCCTGCCCTCTCCCGAGGACTTCGCCAAGGAGAATCAGGACGTAGCACGTCTCATCCGTTCGTACCTATACGTCACGCACGTGCCGAACACCGTGATCGACGCATGGCTGACGCCAGAGACTACGCCAGAGCTTATCCGCAGCATCGCGGGCATGCTCGTAGCGGCCAAGGTCTATGGTCGTCAGACCTCATCGAACACGGACGAAGTAGACCCGTATGCCGTGCGCCTGTACAACCAGGCTATGGCCATGCTCGACGGAGTTATCGACGGTAGGCTCGTTCTTCCAGAGCTAGTCGGAGCAGGCGTTGCGGTTTCGGGAACCTCACACATCACCGAAGACAACTTCTACCCGAATGACTCATCCCCAACAGGGGATCAGGCCAAGTTCAAGATGGGCGTGGACTACTAATGCCATCACGAGCCTTCGGAAGCCGTGTACCTCTAGAGTTCGATTGGTTCCCAGAGCCGGCAGTAGTTGCAGACGGACTATTGCAGGGGAGCATCGCGGTACACGACCTCGCCGTGCCTCTGAGGCGCAGTATCCCCATTGTTATCGAGAACGTCAAGAGGACGTTCACGAAAGAGCCGGACTGGCCGCCGTGGGGAGAGAAAGGTAAGCAAGGCCCGGCTCACGAGTACATGGAGACATATACGGGCACGAGGATGCTCCGCAAGAGCCGCACCATGTACAAGCACGCCACGAGCCCTACAAGCTTCGCGGTTGTGGGCACCAACTTGGAGTATCTGTCCGGCGGTATGAAGGACGAGATCTTCCACAGCTCGGGATACTACCCTCGTAACATCTACGAGCGCCCGTTCATCGGGCTAGATACAGTCGGCATGCAACTGGTAGAGAACGAATTTATCATGTGGCTTACCGAGATAGCGAATCTAGCTGCGGCAGGAGCACCGGGCGGTGAAACCTTCATGATTCAGGGCAGGCCAGTATTCCGGCCAAGATCGAACCTCGGCACGTTCCTGCCGGGGGGATTCGGGTAATGATAACAACACTAGACGAGGCTGCCACAGCCGTATTCAACAAGATCAACGACAACGCCAACGACATTGGCTTGAACTCCGTGGACTTCTCGGCAGTACCAAAGACAATGCGATGGCCATCGGCGATGGTAGTACCAGGAGACTTAGATCGCAGGCCAGAAGCGTCGTTTCAGCAGACAGAGCTAACCTTTACAGTCCTCATCTATGTGCTCCACGCAGATTTGACCGAAAGCCGTCCGGGACGTACCCACACAGATCTAAGGCTAGCAGAATCCGTGACAAATTTTCTTCATTCGGACTGGACATTCGGAGGACAGCTAGCTGGTAGTTGGGTAGCACAGGAAAGGCCGGTGCCAGTCCCGACGCGACGTGCGAACCACGTCATTTCGACAGAGCTTACATGGACAGCCAAGAGCAGAGGAAGGATTGGACTGTGAAGATTGAGCTAAAACTGGATCATCTGCCCAAGGATACAGAGTTCTCTGTTCAGGACTTCCCTGTCACGCTTGTCAACGGCAAGACGGTCGAGGTCACTGACGAGCAGATCACAGAGTACGAGGAACGTACTGGAAACAAGTTCGCAGACGTCGTTGACGGCATCGCGGGCGCGAAGGTGATTGGGGGTGGTACGAAATGACGGCTGGACTCGGTGCAGGTGGCGCTATCGGAGTTGCCCTCGAAACCGCCGCAGCGCCAGGGACGTGGGTAACGCCTGCTGTATGGGTGCCTGTCACAGACGAGACATTCACCTACAACGAAGATCGGTACTTCTCTGAGGCCATCAGGCAGCAGACCATTTCACAGGCTGCCAAGCAGGGCTTCTACCACATCGAGGGTGGGCTCAGTATGGAGGCGGATACGCGCACGATGCCGTATTTCCTTCATGCGTCGCGCCTCGGTGTGACAAAGACGGGTGCAGTTTCCCCGTTCACCTACAGCTACAAGCCAGGGACGGGAGCGCAGATCCCTGCGACCAACCGTACCATGAGCATCACCATTCTACGGAATGGAGTGTGGTTCGGTTACGCAGGATGCGTGGTCGGTGCGTTCGACATTACGGTCGATGGCGGTGTGCTCAGGTTCAACATCACCAGCTTGCTGGGACTGAGCGACGTTCCCTCGGCCACGATCGGGTCGCCAACACCGACGTTCACCGCTCCACAGATCCTCGGCGCAGCAGCGCACTCGATTGCGCTCGGAGATGGCGCGCTGGCTACGCCGGCATCAGGAGTCGCGCCGATGACCGGCACCACTGTCTCCAACAAGTTCAACGGCTTCACGTTCACCGACAACGAGAACGCAGAGGCTCAGAACCGCATTACGGCATCTCGAGCCGCTACGTACATCAGCTTCGGAATCACAGAGGCGCAGGTTGCGACTCAGCTCGACTTCGACGACAAGACCGACTACACCCACTTCCTCGCCACAGATTCCAAGCGGTTGCAGTTCATCAGCTCGGGTGGCGCAGCCGACCAGGTGGTCATCAACGTGTACAACAGCGTGTTCGATGAGTACCCGGTTTCGCTCGGTAGCTGGGGCGATATCATCATGGCGGATACCGTCATGAGGATCATTTCATCGGGAGGTGCAAACCCGGGGTTCGATATCAACATTTTGTCCTCAACGAACCTCGCCGTCACGTAGAAAGGAACAGTAGTGCCAAAGGCCACAGTAGACATGACACCACAGGTTGTCGAACTCAACAGCGTAGAGGGCGGCACCGTAACCGTTCGACCCCTCAGTTACGGTCAGAAGAAGGTACGCGCAGACATGGCTACACGCATGTACGCCGAGATGGAAACTGAGGGTGGCACGCGAGACAACCGCATGTACCTGGACACGCTCAATCGGGCTACGACGTTGTACGACTTCAAGAACTGCATCGTAGACCACAATCTCGAAGACGATCAGGGACGCCAGCTCAACTTCTCTATGGACGCCACGCTAGACATTCTCGACCCACGTGTGGGCACGGAGATTGAAAAGATCCTTGCGAAGATCAACGGTGACGACGAAGAACTCAAGGATTTTATCGCTTCGCGCTCAGAGTCACCGGGGATCACCCTTACGCCGGCGTCCTAACAGAGCAAGAACAGGGGTTCACTGAGTGGATCAACATGTATATGCTCTGCGAGAAGCTACATACACTTCCTAACGGTGGGGGTCTGATGGATCAGACCCCCACAAATGTAGCACGCATGCAGATATTCAACATGGCGCGTGAAGAGCGCGAGCGCGCAAAGCAGGAACAAGAGGAGTGGAAGGCTAAGCAGAGTGGCCGTCAGCCTTAGAGAGCTATTCCTCATCATCCGTGCTGAGGATCATGCCTCACGACAGTTGAGGCAGGTTAGCTCCGCCATGCGTACACTCGGCAAGTCTACGTCCGTAGCCGAGAACATTACACGGATGCGTAACCGGGCTGCGGAGATGGAAGCTGGCATTACTGCCAAGCAGAACAAGGCATTAGCTATGCAGGAGGCTATTGCCAGCAAACAGCAAAAGCGTGGCCTGTTCTCGCGTGAGAATCTCAGAGCACAGGGCGATCTGAACAATCTCACGCGAGAACATGCACTACGCACTCAGCGCCTCAACAACTATCTCAAGACGAGAAGCACTCTTGAGGAGAAACTCAAGGCGGATATAGGCGCACGTGAGGCCGCAGATCTAGAGGCGGGTAAGGCCGCACTTCGCAAGCAGGGGTTCGCGGCGCAGGCACTTGGCGGGCAAGTGCGGTCGAAGTTGAAGCCGATGATAGAGGCACGTTCTGCGACGCAGCTAGCAGACGGCATGGCCCCGCTCATTATGAAGCAAGAGCAGCTCGCTCTGCAAGTAGAGCGTTCAGAATCGGCTATTGAGGGGCAGAGAATCGCTATGGCAAAGAGCGCAAGTGCTCAGAAAGCCTTTGCCGCCGGTATCGAGTCTGACAGAGCCGCACTAGAAAGTCTGAACCATCAGATCCGCAGGGATCAGGCCGCGTTGGCGGAATTCAATGCGGAAAGAGCTCGATACGAGAGAACCGCCCCACGAGTAGCGCGACTAGAGCGACTACGCGCAGGAGCCCAGGGACTAGCGGCAGCAGGACGCACGGCAATGTTTGCCGGTGGCGTGGGGGCTGTGGGGTTGGGATTTGCGGCGACCTCGGCTGCGCGTCTAGCTACGGAATCCTCACTGGCAGCTACGCAGGCCATTACCAGCATCCAGCAGGTTGGGAAGGTCACGGAGCAGGTACAGCAGGGCATCCTTTCGCAGATGCAGAAATTCCCTGCATCAGCGGACGAGATGGCGAAGTCCATCTATGAAATCTTCTCCGGTACGAACATTCAGAACTCTCAAAAGGGCTTGCAGCTCATGGCTACGTTCAACAAGGCCGCAGTTGCAGGTCAGTCCGACCTGAACACCGCCACACAGGGCGGTATCACGGTCATGAACGCCTACAACAAAGGCGTCAAGGACATTATCCCGATTGAGCAGAAGATGTTTTCGGCTGTCAGGTTCGGACGCACGACCTTCACGGACTTCAACAACGCCCTGAACCAGCTCGTACCAGCGTTCAAGTCTGCGAACCAGTCTATCGACACCATGTTCGGTTCACTTGCGTTCCTGACTAGACGTATGCCGTCAGTACGTCAGGCATCCGTGGCTTTGGCACGCGCTACCGAAATCTTAGCTAACCCGAAGATGATCGAGGGTCTGAAAAAGGCTGGCGTGAACATTTCTGACGTTCATGGCAACCTGCTCGACCTGCCCGTAGTCCTCGGCCGCATTTTGAAGCAGTACCCAGAGCTTGCCAAGGGCAAGAACGTCATGCAGTGGGTCAAGGAGCTGTCTAATCAGACAGGAACGATCCAGGCACGTAAGGCATTGACGTTCCTGTTCAGGCAGTTCCCTCAGTACAGCCAGATGCTCAAGCAGGTTAGTGGAGACACGAACGAGTTTACGCGCTCGTACAAGGTTATGAGTCAGACACCACAGGTCAAACTCAACGTCGCCATCAACCAATTCAAGGCACTTGCCATCGCCATTGGTAAGGACGCCATCCCTGCCATTATCCAGCTACTCGGGCCTCTAACTGAGGCCGGCACATGGTTCCACAACCTCTCTCCAGGTGTGAAGCAGACAATTGCGACATTAGCTGTGTTCTCGTCTGCGCTCTTACTCGTAGGCGGGTCGCTGGCAGTAGTTATCGGCGGCCTCACGAGCATGTACGCGACTCTGCGGATTGCGGCCCTCGTCAGCACGGCGGCGACAGCGTTCGGTGAGCTGGCCGCAGGTATTGCACTCGTATCTGAGGCTCTTGCCGCCGGTGAGATTGCAGCGGCATTGGGACTCATAGGTGGAGGGTTAGTAGCTCTCCTGCCTTACGTCGCAGTTGCGGCGGCAATAGCAGGAGGCTTCTACATTCTCACGCGCACCGTTCACACTACGCAGGACGCTATCGCCGATGTGAACAAGTCCCTCGAAGGGCTAAAGGGTCGTGCGGCGGATATTGGCAAGATCAACAAGGCTGTCGATTCCACTAATAAGATCATGTCTGACCTCACGACTAACACTCGTGAAGCTCAGAAGGCTAATACAGGTGCGGGCTGGAAGGGTACGCTGTTCCTCAAGCAGAATACCAAGGATGCAGCTAATCAGATGCACCAACTTACGAATCAGACACAGCATGAAGTAGAGCTGCTATCTCAGATTGCTGCGGCGGGCGAGAAGGTCGCAAAGCAAGCTGCTGGTCGTGGTGCCGTCACACTAGCTAAGGATGCCGGGTTAGGCGCACGACAACAGCAGAATGTTGCCTTTATCTCGCGCATGACGGGCAGGCTACCAACTGCTGAATTGCTAGGACGTTTCCAGGAGTTCGGAGACAAGGCTATCGGCATCGTTGCGACTGTGGCTCAGGCTACGCACAAGATGATGACAGGTCATGAGCTCGATACGGCGCTCAAACTCAACCAGGGTAAGCTACAGAGGCTCTTTGAGTTCGTTCAGTCACATCATAAGTTGCCTAAGTGGTTCCTCACGCTAGAAACAAAGCAGGCCGACGATAGCGCCAAGAGGGTTCACAGCAGAGCGCAGATGCTTGCGAAGCAGCGTTTCAAGGTTCATTTCCAGGATGGTACTGGCCCGGCCATGAAGGGTGTCTCCAAGCTACATCTAGAAGCGATGCATACTATCCAGCAGCGATATAAGCTCAGGTTTGCTATCGACACCGGCCCTGTAACTACAGCGTTAGGTACACTCGTAGGCCAAGCTGAGATTGCTGGACAGAACATCGCGTCAGCGTTGCATAATGGGTTCGCCGGTGCAAAGGGTATCAAGTCAGGATCGCCGTCTAAGGTGTTCATGAAGGAAGGCAAGAACATCATCGACGGTATCAAGCTCGGCATGGTGAAAGAGGCCGGAGGCGTTCAGGCCGCATTCAAGAGCATCATCGGCACTATGTCGTCGGAGTGGTCATCCCTGTTATCTACGATGCAGAGTAACGCTGGCACGCTGTTCCAGGGGCCACGAGGCGACATTATCTCGAGCATCATGGGATTCGGTGCGAAGCCAGGCATTGGACTACTGACTCAGGATCTACGAGCACAGACACATAAGTTCAGCACGTGGATTCATGCCGTGGATCGTTTGAGGTCTATGGGAGCGCCGCCTGCTCTCGTTGCACAGCTCTGGGAGATGGGGCCGGATTCGCTTCCAGCCGTACAGTCGATCTTGGCAGCCACCAAGAGACAGCGCAAGACGTACTTCGGCATCTTCCGACGACAGCAGAGGCTCGTCAGATCCGGCACGCAGCGCGCATTCCTGAATGAGACACGCATATGGAAGAACATGGGCAAGAGCGCGGCTTTCGGCCTGCTCACTGGCCTGCATGACGTGAAGCCTGAGCTACTCAGGTTCTTCAAGGGTTTGGCGCATGAGATGTTCCCCACTCACCATCGTGGACACGGTGGCGG